CCGGCGAAGACTGCAAGCTCGACGCCCGCGAGCGCGGCCTGGGCGAGCCCCACCACCCCAACGTCTGGGGCGCGGTCTTCAGCGGCATCGCCAAGGGCAAGACCATCGTCAAGACCGGCGAGTACGTCAAGTCGACCGAGCCCGACCGGCACGCCAACGAGGTGCCGGTCTGGCGCAAGCGGCGGGACCTGTGAAGCGCGCACTCGTCTGGCTCCTGATCGGCGGCATCTGGCTGGCGATCTCGCTCTTCCTGTGCCTGAGCAATAGCTGCAACTGAACCCTGAGGATTTAAATCGTGAACCCTTCCTGCTATGTCTACAAGATCGTCGTCGGCGGTGCCCTCTGGTACGTCGGCAAGGGATCGAACTGGAGCGACGGCGACCACTTGCGCATCGCCGAGATCGCCCGCACCGACCCCGCGCACCCTTCGGTGCGCCCCTGGCACGTCGACCTGGGTGCCGCCATCGACAGCGGTGTGAAGGTCAGGACCCTGCGGCTGAGTGAACGCCTGACCGACAAGCAGGCCGAGGACCTTCGGAACCAGTTGATCGTCAAGCTGCGGCCGCTGAAGAACCAGCAGCGGGTCCCTGGGCTCGCCCGCCAGAGCACCCGGCTGGTCAAGCTCCAGTGCCCCTCCTGCGGCTACAACGTGCGGACCACCAACAAGTGGCTCCGGGTCGGCAAGCCCTCCTGCTGCTGCGGCGCAGGACCGCTGACCCTGGTCGAGGACCGCAGCGGCCACAAGTCCACCCCCCACCACTGAAAGCCACCATGTCAACGCACGCACCGTTCGCCCCCTCCAGCGCCACCCGCTGGCTTACCTGCACCGGGTCCTTCGGCCTGGGGCTCCAACTGCCCGAGGCACCCGATAGTGCCTACGCCGCCGAGGGCACCCGCCTGCACGACGTCGCGGCCGCGATCCTGCGCGGCACCAAGGACTACTTCCCCGGCGGCGTGGTCGACCCCGCCGACCATGCCTTCCTGCTGCCCTACCTGGGCCACGCGGCCAAGGTGCTGAAGGCGTACAAGAAGAGCGGCGGCGTCGTCCGCATCGAGGAGCGGGTCGAGCACTCCGACCTCCTCTTCGGCACGCCCGACCTGATCGCCATCGACGACGAGTGGCTGGAGGTGGTCGACCTGAAGACCGGGGCTGGCATCATGGTCGAGCCCGAGGAGAACGACCAGTTGCTGGCCTATGCCTACATGGTCCTGCTCAAGCGCAAGCGGTTCGACCTTCCGATGCCCAAGGGGGTCACGCTGACCATCGTGCAGCCGCCCGACGAGGCCAAGCCGGTCAAGTCCTGGGAGACGACCAGCACCTTCGTCCTGGCCTGGGGCGTCAAGGCCGAGGCTGCCATCCGCGCTGCCCTGGCAGGCTCCTTCGACCTCGTGCCCGGCGAGCACTGCCGGTTCTGCAAGGCCAAGCCGGTCTGCCCCAAGCTCATGGGCCACGTCGTCGAGGCGTTGCCGGTCGTCGTCCGCGAGCTTCGGCCCGAGAGGCTGGCTGGCTGGCTCGACAAGGCCGACCTGATGCAGCAGTGGCTCGACTCGCTGCGCGAGGTGGCGCACGACCTCGCGTCGTCCGGTCACCCGATCCCCGGCTACGAGTTGAAGCCCAAGCGTGCCACGCGCCAGTGGGTCGACGAGGACAAGGTGCTGGAGATCGCCCGCCGCCGCCGCATCAAAATCTGGCAGGACAAGCTCATGTCGCCTGCGATGGCCGAGAAGGCGCACAAGAACATGCCCGAGGAGTTGACAGCATGCATCGTTGCTGTATCCTCCGGCTCGAACCTCGTGAAGAGCAAGGGCAACCCCCAGGCTCCTCTCGTGGCCTTGAAGTCTGAAGCAGAGCCGATGGCACCGCTGATGGCAAACCTTGCACTTTTGAAACACAGGAGATAGTCATGGGTGAAGTAGTCAAATTCGACGCGAGCAAGTTTGCCGCGACCGTCATCACCAACATGAAGCGGGCCGCCTCGACGCGGGTCGGCTTCCTGAAGATGGGCAAGGACGGAGCCTGGAGCTATGGCTCCGACGAGACGGAGGTGACCGAGGACGACCACGTCTTCGTCAACCCCAACGGCTTCGTCCACGGTTGGCAGTGCTGGGCCGACACCGACCTCGCTGGCGTGCAGTCCGAGCTTCTCGGCGACATCATCGCTGGCATGGACCAGCCCCTGCCCGACCGCCCGGCCAAGGTGCCGGAAAACGGCCGCCCCTGGGGTGAGGTGCGCGGGATGTCGGTCCTGCTGGCTGGCGAGAAGCTCGTCTACTCGACCACGTCGGTGGGCGGCCTGAACGCCTTCGCCGCCCTGGCCGAGGAGTACCTCGCCCAGTACCACAGGGACCCGGAGAAGATGATCGCCGAAGTCTCGCTCTCGTGCGACAGCTACAAGCACAAGAACAAGACCTTCGGCCGCATCTACACCCCGGTCTTCACCATCGTGAAGTGGCACAAGGACCTCCCGGCGGCCGCCGCCGAGAAGCCCGCACCGGTCGCTCCGGCCAAGAAGGTCGCCGCCAAGAAGACGAGCCCCGCCAAGCAGGCCGCCAAGGCACGCCGGGCGTCGTAAGCCACCTGGGCCAGGGCTCACCCCTGGCCCATTTCGTTACGGGGAATTCAGCCCCAGGCTACACCCCTGACCGTAAGTCGATTTTTTCAATTTTGGAATTGGCACCCATGACCCTGCCGCTGCACCTCGATTTCGAGACTCGCTCCGAGTGCGATCTGCAAGAGGCTGGCGCGTATGTCTACGCCCGCCACCCCTCGACCTCAGTCCTCTGCGCTGCCTACGCCTTCGGCGATGCGCCCGTCAAATACTGGGCGGCCGCCTCTGGGACGCCGATGCCGTCGGCACTCGCTCGCTCCCTGAAGAACCACGAGGTCGAGGTCCACGCCTGGAACGCGCAATTCGAGCGGCTGATCCTGCGCGAGGTCCTGGGCATCGACTTGCCGCTGCACCGGTTCCGCTGCACGGCCGCCCTCGCTCGTGCGCGTGGCCTGCCGGGCAAGCTGGAGACGGCGCTCGATTTCCTGGCGCTCGCCCCCGACCTCGCAGTCAAGCGACGGGGCAACGCCATCATGCTGAAGTGGTGCAAGCCGCTGCCGCCCAACCTCGCCAACGCAGTCTGGGCGAACGACCCCGGCGAGTACGTCGAGCTTCTCTCCTACTGCATGGGCGACGTCACCAGCGAGCGCCTCGTCAGCCGCAAGCTCGTGCCGCTGACCGAGGTCGAGCTTGCCGAGTACAGGCTGACCGAGGTCATCAACGACCGGGGGCTGCCCATCGACGTCGAGCTTGCCCTGGCAGCCCAGGGCTACGGTGACGAGGAGAAGCGCGAGTTGTCCGCCCTGCTGGGCTGGATGACCGGCGGCGTCATCACGACGGTCAACCAGCACGCCCGCATCAAGTCCTGGCTGATGGGCAAGCTAGGTCCCGACGTCTTCCGCCGGTACTTCGTCAAGGGTGACAAGGTGTCGACCGACAAGAACGCTCGCGCCGACTACCTCAACAGCGAGGATGCCAAGGAAGCCGACCCGGAGGTGATCGAGTTGATCGAGGTGGTCGACGACGCAGGCAAGGCCAGCGTCTCGAAGTACAGCAAGATGGCCGCCAGGGCGGTCGACAACGGCCGCGCCGAGGGCTCGTACCTGTGCTGGGGCGCTGCCCAGACGAAGCGGTACAGCAGCCGGGGCGTGCAGGTCCACAACCTCCTCAGGAAGGGGCCGCCCGACCTCCAGGCGGCGATCCAGTCGGTCCTGAGGCATCAGGTGCCCGGCAAGGTCATGCACGTCCTGGCGAGCCTGCTGCGCCCCACCATCAAGGCGTCCGAGGGCAAGGTGCTGGTCTGGGGCGACTGGTCGGCGGTCGAGGCTCGCGGCATGCCCTGGCTGGCTGGCTTCCAGCCCAAGCTCGACCTGTACCGCAAGGGGGTCGACGTCTACCGTGTAAATGCTGAGAACATCTTCGGCGTGGCGGCCGCCGAGGCGACCGACCACCAGCGGCAGATCGGCAAGGTCAGCGAGTTGTCGCTGCAGTTCGGCGGTGCCAAGGGAGCCCTGAAGGCGATGGCTCGCGGCTACAGCATCGGCCTGCGCGACGAAGAAGCCGAGGTCATCGTCACCGCATGGCGGGACGCCAACAAGTGGGCGGCCGAGTACAGCTACGGGCTGTACAAGGCGTTCGTCGCCGCCTGCCTGGGCACTGACACCACCGTCGGCCGCATCACCTACCGGCAGATCATCCCGATGCTGGAGGGCACCGTCAGCATCGCCTGCGACCTCCCCGGCGGCACGACCCTGTACTACCACGGCGTCAAGGGGCACATCGCCCTGGCGAGCCCGACGATGCCGGGCCGGTTCGCCCTGGTCAGCATCGGCGATGGAGATGCAGGCTACGACGGCGAGCAGATCAACACCTGGGAGACGGAGATCGTCTTCACCAAGACGCTGCCCGCAGGCTTCCGCATCGAGCGCATCTGGCACGGGCTGTTCGCCGAGAACACCACCCAGGCGCTCTGCGCTGCCTTGCTGCGCGATTGCGTCGACCGTGTAAATGCTGCGCTGGTGGGGTGGCGGGGCCACATCGACGTGATCGGTCACACCCATGACGAGATCATCTTGGAGTGCGACGAAGAGCGTGCTGATGTGGCAGCAGGGCTGCTGTCGAAGGAGATGAAAAGGGTGCCAAAATGGTTGCCCGGTTTCCCTCTCGACTGCTCGGTGACGACGGCTGACAGGTACGGCAAGTAGACAAAGAAAAAGCCCCAGGGCGTTAACCCTGGGGCTCTTTCCCCCATCAACCACCACGGTCTTAAGGGAGCCTCCGCATGAAGCCAGCGAATGGTACAGCACTTTCCGAGCAGCAACAATTCCTGGCGCTGATGAAGGAGGGGCTCCCCTCAGGCTCCCACTTCCTCGTCGCCAAGCCCAGCGCCAAGGGTCTGCCCGCCCAGGAGTGGCACGAGCAGCACCTCACCGGCCGCTGGTATTTCTCGACCGGCGCGAGCAGCAGCAAGTGGCAGCGCACGCGGGAGAACATGGTGGCGGTGCGCGCCATCATCCTCGACGACGTCGGCACCAAGATTCCGGTCGACCGCATCACGGTCGAACCGACGTGGAAGCTGGAGACGAGCAAGGGCAACTACCAGTGGGGCTACCTGCTGAAGACCTGGGATGCAGACATCGAGAAGGCCGACGGGCTGATGCAGGCGCTGGTCGACAACGGGCTGCAGGACAAGGGGGTCAACCGCTCCTGCCGCCTGTTCCGCATACCCGGTAGCGTCAACGAGAAGCCCGGCAACGAACGCTTCGAGGCGGACCTCGTCGAGATCGAGGCCGGTCGGACCTTCACCCTGAACAGCCTCGCCAAGGCGTTCAAGCTCAAGTTCGCCAAGATCGAGAAGAAGGACACCGGCACCAGCGGCCCGGTCGACCTCGCAGACCCGATCTTCAAGTGGCTGGGCGAGCGCGGCATGGTCCGCCACGAGATGAGCGAGGGCTGGTGGGAGATCGCCTGCCCCTGGCCCGAGGAGCACTCCGACGAGCGCACCGAGGCGAAGTACCGTCCGGCTGCCGTCCCTGGCGCGATGTGCTTCCACGGGCACGGCGACGATGGCGGTGCCTACCGCAAGCGGTTCTTCGAGTGGGTCGCCGACCAGGGCGGCCCGAAGCCCGGCGGCACCCGGCCCGAGCTTGTCGAGATGTTCGCCGCCATCCGCACCGAGCCCTTCGAGCCGCCGCCGAAGCCTGGGCAGCCGGTCGCCCTGGAGCCTGGAGCCACCTACAACGCCATCTCCCTGGCCGAAGGGCTCGGCGACCTTACGCTGAAGGCGCTGCACCGGGTCAGGAAGACCGGCGAGGGCAAGCCCGCCGCCAAGCAGGACACCAGCAACGCCAACGTCCTGTCCTGCCTGAACTACCTGGGCGTGCAGCCCAGGCTGAACCTGATGAACGGCATCACCACCTACGGTCTGCCCGACCGCATCGACCCGGCAGGCTTCGCCGACATGCTGCCCCACATCGCCGACCGAATGATCCACGGGGCGCTGCGCGATGCCATCAACAGCCTGGGGCTCGCCAAGAAGGAGATCGACGACAACCTGACCCGGATCGCGGAGTCGAATCCCTACCACCCTGTCAGGGCATGGATCGAGTCGGTTCCCTGGGACGGTCAGGACCGGCTGCAGCACCTCCTGGGCTCGGTCGACACTCCAACCCCCGACCTGTTCGCAACGTATTTTCGTCGCTGGGCATTACAAACCGTCGAGGCCGCCTGCGGCTGGGGAGCCAAGCGGCTGCGCCAGGAGAAGCCCCTCTGCTTCGTCCTGGCCGGGCCGCAGGGGCGGCGCAAAAGCCGCTGGCTGGAGTCGCTGGCACCCGAATACTTCGTCGGCGGCAAGCACCTGAACCTCGACGCCAGCGCGTCGGCCGCACGCGACTCCATCCACGAGGCGCTGCAGGGCTGGATCGTCGAGCTTGGCGAGTTGGACACCACGTTCAGCAAGAGCGCCAACGGCAGCCTGAAGGCGTTCCTGTCCAAGCACACCGACGAGTACCGGCTGCCCTACGCTGAAGCCTGGGGAAGGCGGCCGCGCTGCACCTCCTTCTGCGCCAGCGTCAACGACGCCAAATTCCTGAAGGACGACACCGGCAGCCGCCGCTACCTCGTGGTCTGGATCGAGCAGTGCGACGAATTCCACGCGACCGACATGCAGCAATTCTGGGCGCAGATGCACACCTACTGGGCAGCCAAGGAGCAGTACCACCTGACCCCTGAAGAGGAGAAGCTCCAGGCTGCCAACAACGAGCAGCACCAAGCCGAGGACCCCATCGCCGACACGGCCAGCACGTTCGCCGAGAGGCACTGGGAGCGCACCGAGATCAACTGCATCGAGTGCAGCGTGCTGGCGGCCGACGTCATCCAGTTGTCGCCTGGGCTCCGGCTCGACGCGGCGACCGCCAACAAGGTCGCCAAGGGGCTCCGCGCAGTGATGGGCAACCCCCAGGAGCTTCTCAAGCGTGGCGGGCACAAGCAGGGCTGGCGGCTGTGGTTGAGCAGTAACGACTCGAAGATCGCTGGCAAGGTCCTGCGCCCGAGCAAGGTGTGAGCGAGTCGAGCCTGGAGCGGTCGGCCCGCCTGCACGCCAAGAAGCGCGGGGTCCGCTCGGCCAAGCTCCAGGGCGGCATCGTCGGCGAGCCCGACCGGGTGTTCTTCCTGCCCCGCGAGCGGTGCTGGCTGGTCGAATTTAAATCGCTAGTTGGCAGGGCTTCGCCCCGGCAAAAGATCGTCCACGAGGAGTACCTGCACCTGGGGCACAAGGTCGACATGATCCGGTCGATGCCCCAGTTCAAGAAGGCGCTTGACATGAAGCTTCAGGCTCCTGTAGACTAGAGGCTCACCACCTGAGAACAGCATGCAGTACGAGCCCCTCCCCTTCCAGCAGCGCGCCATCTCCCTGGTCTGCCAGCAGCCGGGCAGCGCCCTGCTCCTCGACCCTGGCATGGGCAAGACGGCCATCACCCTGGCCGGTCACTGCGTGCTGCAGCACCACGGCGCGATCCAGGCGACCCTGGTCATCGTCCCGCTGCGCCCGATGCACCTGACATGGCCTGCCGAGGTGAAGAAGTGGGACCAGTTCAAGCACCTCAAACTGTCGACGATCCACGGCACGGCCGCCCAGCGGCTGGCAGCGGTCGAGGCGAAGGCCGACGTGTACCTGATCAACCCGGAGAACGTGGCGTGGCTGGTGGCCCTGCTGCAGGGCTCCCTGGGGCTCTTCGGCACCAAGCCCGGCCTGCTCGTGGTCGACGAGTCGACCCGGTTCAAGAACGCCCAGAGCGTCCGCTTCAAGGCGCTGAAGACGATCCTGCCGCTGTTCGACCGCCGCACGATCCTGACCGGCACGCCTGCTCCCCAGGGCATCGAGGACCTGTTCGCGCAGATGCAGATCGTCGACGACGGCAAGCGCCTGGGCCGGTTCATCACCCACTTCCGCCGCCTCTTCATGTTCGCCACGCCCCTGCGCATCGGCGGCGGCCGCACCATCGACGAGTGGCACGTCCGCCCTGGCGCTGCCCAGATGATCGCCGGAGCCATCGCCGACGTCTCGCTGCGCCTGCAGGCCGAGGACTACCTGACGATGCCGGACATCTCGCACAACGTGATCCCGGTCGAGCTTCCCAAGGCTGTGCGCTCGGTCTACAAGGCGCTGGCCGATGACCTCGTCGCCCAGGTCGGCGACCAGAAGCTGACGGCCGTCACCGCTGCCGCCGCGACGATGAAGCTGCGCCAGATCACCAACGGCTGGGCGTACAACGAGTCGGGCTCGGTCCACGTCCACGACGCCAAGCTCGACGCCCTGGCCGACCTCGTCGAGGAGCAGGCTGGCACGCCGCTGCTGGTGGCGGTCGCCTTCCTGCACGAGGTCGACGCGATCCGCGTCAAGCTCGCCTCGATCCTGCCCAAGGGCACCAACATCCCCTACCTGGGCGGCGGCGTCAGCAAGACCGCAGCCAACGACACGGTCGCCGCCTGGAACGACGGCAAGGTGCCGGTGCTGCTGGTCCACCCGACGTCGGTCGCCCACGGGCTGAACCTCCAGGCTGGTGGGCACGCCGTCTGCTGGTTTGGTCTGACGTGGAACCTTGAGGAACACATCCAGACCAACGCCCGCGTGTACCGTCAGGGTCAAACCAAGCCTGTGGTGATACACTACCTCGCCGCGAAGGACACGGTCGACGAGAGCATCGCTGATGCCCTGGCGTCCAAGTCCGACCTGCAGTCCGCCATTCTCAACCGCCTGAAGGGGTCCAAGTGAGCAAAGCCAAATCGACCAAGAAGAAGGTCATCGCCAAGGAGCCGGTCAGCCGTCTCGCCGTCGTCACCCTGTCCAAGGACATGCCCGGTGGCAAGAAGACGACCGACCACCCGCTGGTCTGGCTCGTCCGCGAGAAGATGGGCGAGCGCAACAAGTCCGACCTCGCCCGGCACCTCGACGTGCGGCCGCAGTCGCTCTACAAGTGGGAGCGCCTCTGCCGTGGCGACCGCAACTACCCGCTGCCGATCCCCCGTGCGATGCAGATCGCCAAATTCTTCCGGGTCAAGCCCGGCCTCTTCCGTCCCGACATCTTTGGAGCCTGACGTGCCTGGAATCCGCGACCCGTACACCTTCACCTTCACCATCGAGGAGACTGAGCTTGTCCTCCAGGGGCTGGGCAAGCTCCCGGCTGAGAGGAGCTTCAACCTGATCGGCAAGCTCGGCCAGGAGATCGCCCAGGAGAACCAAGCCCGGCAGAACCCGCCGTCGTCCCACATCACCGGCAGCGATCTGCCGACACCGACTGTCCAGCCCGTCACCCCCGAGGGTGCGCCGGTCCAGTAACATCTAGGTCCCTGCAGGGGTTTCCCAGGCACCTCTCCTAAGCCTGGGGTTCGTCAAGGAGTACACCGCTATGAAGAAAATCCTCACCGCACTTGCCCTGGCGGCTCTCGCCAGTCAAGCGAGTGCCGCGCTCTGCGTCTTCGTCGAGAAGGACACGGTCTGCACGTTCGACACCGACAGCACGGGCGGACAGGCGATCTACACCAACCCGACGAACCTCGCCAACATCGGGTCCGGCACGATCAAGCCGTTCCTGGGGCTTCAGGAGAACGGCACCGAGTCGGGCGTCAGCACCGACACGCCTATCGTCAACCTGCTGCCGCTGAACGACAAGCGTGACAACGCCAACACGTTCACCAACACGTTCACTCGCAATGACCTTGCGGTGTTCGACATCGGTGGCAAGTCGTTCTACCAGTTCCTGCTCGACACCAACGAGCCGTCCAGCGCCCAGCAGAAGATGATCTCCATCGACACGCTGCGCATCTGGGACGCGCAGTCGGCTGTGGCGCAGTTGCTGACCAAGGACAACGTCACGTCGCTCGACAGCCTGGGCATCCTGTTCTCGTCGCTGATCTACACGATGGGTCCGTTCAACAACGTGCTGATGGACGGCACGCTGTTCTCGGGCAGCGGTCTGGGGTATGACCTCTCGGTCTTCATCCCGGTCGACGCCTTCGCCAACGTGGCGATGGACTCGCGGCTGATCTTCGGCACCGGGCTCGGCGGCCTGGAAGGCGCTGGAGCCGACGCTACGTCGGCCGGTGGCTTCGAGGAGTGGGCGTATGCCGGTGCCGTGGCGGCCGTGCCCGAGCCCGGCGAGTGGGCGCTGATGCTGGCCGGTCTGGCAGTTGTCGGCGGGGTCGCAAAACGCCGTCAGGCCGCTCGCTGATCCTTCAGGCTACCCAGCCAAGGCCGCCTTCGGGCGGCCTTTTCGTTACGGGTAACTGGATTTAAATCGTCACTGGTCCCGCAGGAGCCGGAGCTTGGCGGCCCGGCGGGCGGCTTCCTTCGCCGGGTCGACCGGCTGCTGCTTGAAGAAGTCGATGGCCGGGGCCGGTGGCGCAGCGGCGACCGGCGGCGGGGGCTTGAGCCCCTCCTCGCGGTCCTCGCGGTCCTTGAGGGTCTTGCGGAAGATGTCTGCCATGAGATGCTCCAGGCTTAGGCGATGCGTTGGAAGAGGCCGACGCCGCCGACCGTCT